GACTCGCTCTTGTACGGGTGCTGTGACTGCGGGCTCAACTGTTGGTGGTGCTGTAGGTTGCACAGTTGGTTTACCCGCACGACCAGAGGCTGCTATAGCCGCGCCCGGTACAGTACCAAACGCTTTTGAGGAAAATAAAGATTGGAAATCTTTAGGGCAAGTACAGCGTTACGAAGAGCCCGGTGTAGCCAGAGCTACAACTGACAAGCCACATGGTATATATACCACCCCCGCAGATGTAGAGTCGCCCCATAAAGACTTGGGCGGAGAACGTTCCACGTGGAACGTCAATAAAGATGCAAATGTATTAGATGTGACTTCACTTGCTGGCCCTGATGTAGCCATGCGTAAGAGCGCTGTTGGTGCTGGTGCAGGTGTAGCTGCAGCCAAAGAACTACTGGCTCCAGAACTGTTTGACATACTAAAAAAGCGTGACAAACAGGGGTTGATTGACGCGGCGAATGCCATGTTTCCCGATGTAGACTTTAGCAAGTATTACGACGCACAAGAAGTTATGGAGGCTTTAGGTGCGCAATTAGCCAAAAGAGCTGGGTATGATGCTATTTGGCAAGCCGACAAAGACCCAGCATTTAGTGAATTTGTAGCGTTAACTGACAACGCTATGACCCCAACCGAAGGAGCCGACCTTGGCATTGAAACCCCTGAAGCCATCGAAACAACGCAAGAAGGACAAGAAGCACCCCCAGCCGGAGCAGTAGCCGGTAAGCGTGGGCCGAAACCTAAACCCGCTGAAGTCAAAGCGCAGATAAGAGTAAGCCGTAACGAGCAGAACCGGATTAATAACTACGCCGAAGACAAACGAAAAAAGTTTGTTGCCCAGCTTCAGCAGACTCTTACGCCTGAACAGATTGAAGAACTTAGCTTTGAAGAGGCTGAGCAAGCTGAGATTGACGCACGCCAGTCTCGGCGCAGTGCGCTTCGTGGTTTGGTTGAACTACAGGATAACCCTAACATTGCTCGTGGCAGCGCGGTGGGCAAACGCATTAGCGCAGCTATTAAAGACTCTAAGGCTACGGAAGCAGAACTAGCGGACATTCGCAGGGGTATCAAAGCAGCTAAAGATGTTCTTACTGGCCCCAAAGAAGATGTACTAGGCGCAGTTGCAGCCCCGGGTGTATCGGGTAAAACAGAATCTAAAGCTAGTAAGTCAGCGGATGTTAGGGTAGACAAGCCCGATGCAGGGTTTAGCAAGCTGACTACCGGCTCACAGGCAATTACGCACATTGTTAAGAATGGTAGTCTGTTCCAACGGTTTGTAGCCGAGCGCATCCGTAACTTTATGGTCGGCGTTAAGTTTGTGGTTGTTGAAGAGGGTGATGCAACCCCAGCCAATATTCTTGCCGAGATGGAAAATGCTCGTGGTTTGTTTGTTTATACGCCGGGCCAGAAAGACCGTACCATATACGTGCGTGGTAGTAGCTTCGGAGACCAACAAGGCATTAATAACGTAACAGTGCTACACGAATTGCTGCACGCAGCAACAGCTAGTCGTATTCAAGCAGGTCTAGTAAAAGGGTTTAAGAACGCCAGCCTCCAAAAGTTTATGCGCGAGATGGGCGGCGTAATGAAGAGCGCAGAAGATGCGTACCGTGCGGGCGTACGTAGTGGTGCTGTATCTAACGATCTTCAAGATTTAGTTGAAGCCGACGCAGAGAATGTAGAGTTTGACGATAGGGGTCGTCCTAAGTTTCAAATATTTAACGACCACAACGAGTTCTTAGCTTACGGCATGTCTAGCCCTGAGTTCCAAAAGTTCTTAATGGGCGTGCAGGGTGTACGTAAAGAGACAAGCATATTCGCTAAGTTCACTAACAGCATCCGTGACTTGTTTGGTATCAAGCAGGGTGAAGCTACTGCGTTCTCTGATCTAGTCGACATAACCGATAAGATGCTTGACACAAGGCTCACAGCAATAAAAATGGGAAGAACTTCCCTTCAGCAAAAGGGGCCGCTTACTGAAGAGCAAAAGGCGCAGCGGGTAAAAGAGAAGGCCGTCTCACGTGCAATTAAAGCCGTCGACCGAAGCTTTGAAGCTGAAAAAATCTCAGAGGAAACTGAAATTCTGCAACGCTTACGTAGCCTTGATGTAGCGCCGGTGCTCAAAGAAGCCGCAAAAGGTATGAGCTATATGCAAAAGCAAGCCATATCAAAAGCGCTTTCAACTCCGCTAGTCGCTGAGATTGGCGGCATAAATGTAGAAGAGCTTAAAAACACTAACAGTCTGCTAGAGCAGATGGAAGCTGCGAAGATGGAAATGCTTCGGGCTGGCGCTAAAACAGTTGAAGATGTAAAGCGCCTTCTGCCTACAGAGGCAAGCCGAAAGAAAACTTCACGTGCTGGGCTTATTTTTACAGCTTCTAGAATTGACCCACGAGTTGATAAGTCTGTAGTTAGGCTCAATAGAATTTATGAAGACCTCACTGCGGACGAGAAAAAAGCACTTGATGAAATAGTTGATTTTTATAAAGACATACGAAACAACTACGACTACCTTTTGGGTGAAAACGTTAAGGCCCTTAGACCGGGTGAAGCTACTAAACTAACCGCCGCCTTGCGTGAAGTTCTTGGCGAAGAAAATGTTATTCCGTTTTATTTACCGTTAGCCCGCAATCAAAACGGTGAATTCTTTTTGCGCGTTGGAGCAACTGAATTTTATACACGTAATTCTCTAAGAGAGCGTGACCGTTTGGCTGAATCAATCGCTAAAGAACGTAACACCACCGTACAGCAATTGTTAGAAGATGGTGAGATTGAGGTGGGCGACGATATTGAAGTACTGCGTAAGAAAGTGCTCGATTCAAGCGATGCACTGCGTAGGATATTCATCATGATTGAGGACGCCGACTTCACAGCCGAAGAGCATGGTGCGTCTTTACAGCAAGCCAAAGATGGCATGAAGGACTCCATATTCCAGCTATGGTTGCACATGCAGCCTGAGAGCAGTGCGCGTAAACAATTTATTCATCGTAGTAAACTTACACCAGCAGGTTTTCGCACGGACATAATTCAAAACTTAGCCGAATCTGTACTTAAGTTTGCTAACCACATGCCAAGATTGGAGTACGCTCCACAACTGCGCCGGTCTATTTCACAAGCAAAAGCTTCTATTAAAAACAGAAATGAGTTCACTCCATACGTAGCTGAAATGGCGCTACGAGTTGATGATACTCTGGCTCCCGAAAAGCAAAGTGCTGCCATGGGCGTTGCGCGTTTTGGCAACTCATTTACCTTTGGCTACTACATGAGCGAGTCCACTGCCCTATTGCAGTTGCTCAGCGTATATCAAGTCGGCACGGCTCAATTAGCTAAGCAATATCCACTAGCTGCGGTTGCTAAAGAAGTAGCAAAGATGAGCAAGATATGGAGCACTGTAGGCGTAAAGAACGAATATGGTGAATGGGTCATGCCTACGATTGAGCAGGCACTGAACTTACAATCTCGCCCAACCGATTCGGCTAAAGTGCGCCTTGACAAAGAACAAGACCGCGCATTTATCGAAGCGATGCACGTGCGCAATGTTTCTGAAGCTACTGGTGCTAGAGACTTGCAGGGCTACAAAGATTTGCCGACTGAGAAATACGGCAGTAAGTATGAAAGGCTTAAGCGTGCTGGTCGGTTTGTGGTAGGTGGGTTGATCCATGCAACTGAACGTCTGTCTCGTGAATTTATGTTCATGTCAAGCGCCCACTTGATTCGTGATAAAGCCGTTGCTGAATTTCGCAAAACAGCAGAGTACAAGAACGCGCCAGATAAGATAGCCGCAGAGCGTGCGTTTGGTGAAGCTAACCTAGACTCATGGGCAGACAAAGCTGCCAAAGATACAAACGCAGCGCTGTTTAATTACAGCGAGTCGGCTAAGCCACGTTACATGCGCGGCGCAGCAGGCAGAGTTGCACTGCAGTTCTTCACGTACCAGCTAAACGTGGGTTCATTTATTGCTCGCAACTTTATTGGCATGATTAAGCCGTTACCCGGTGAGACACGTGTTGAATGTATGCGGGCCTTCTCTACGCTTATGGCTACTACCTTCTCCCTAGGCGGTACACAGGCGTTGTTTGGCGGGCCGATTGTGATTGGTTTCTTGGCGCTTGCTATGAAATTGTCCAAGGGGGCAGATGAGCCTGACGAGTTAAAAGACGTTGATTTGTATGAGCGTTTTAAAATCTTCTTACATGAGCAGCTTGGCGATGTAACTGTAGGCGGTAAGTCACTTGCTAAGATTGTTGACCAAGGCCCAGTCAATGCGTTTACTGGTTTGGATGTTTCATCTCGTGTAAGCGTGAGCAACGTATTGACGCCACCAGAAGTTAAGGCGGCTAGGACTCCACGAGAAGGTGTATTAAATTATGCGCAGCTATACGGCGGTGCAAACCTTCAAGCGGTCTTGTCACTTGCCGATGGGGTGGACTTACTCATTAAAGGTGAGCACTATCGTGGGTTTGAAAAGCTTATGCCTTGGGCGGCGGTGCGCAATAAGATGACTGCGGCTCGTCAGAAAATGGAAGGTGAGAAGGGGCTCAAGCTTGGCGACGATATTATTGAAGCCGAGTTGTTCTACACAGGCGAGTTGGTTGGACAAGCAGTCGGCTTACGCCCCGTTCTTTTAAGCGACGTTGCAGCGGCAAACCGCAAGGCGCATGAGATAGTAGGTAAAGTTGCAGACCAAAGAGCTAAGCTACTCGACCAAATTGACCGCGCCGATCGCAAGGGTGATTTGGATGCGTCAATTGCCGCACGTGAAGCCAAAACTAAATTCAACATCAAGTACAGCGAGTTGTTCCCTAAACTTATTATCTCCAACGAAGACGTACTCAGCTTCAAAGAGGGTCGTAATAAATCACGTAGCAGATCGATTGGTGGGTTTGAGTTAACACCGCAGAACAGAATTGTTGCTGAACAAGTTATAGATCGTTCTCGTGAGGCTCTTATCAAACGAGAGCAAGAGATACGCGAAAAAAATCCCCGGTGATTAGCCGGGGATAAGAGGAGAGTAGCAACTAACCAAGGAAATCTCAGGGTTCAGTCTAAATTAAACTCGCCATACACGCAAGCCTTTGATGCCCTCTTCTATAACTACTTTAGTAACCACAGGTATTTTTAACCGCCTACAGATTGATGCAATTGTTTCCCGGGCGGCTTTCTCGTCAATGCAGGGTACAAAGAAAGAATAACCGCGCCGGAATTTAGACCAGTCAATCTGATACGACACTGTCTCGATTTTCATCTGCAGGTACAAAGGTGTCCATCTGTAAGAACTCGGCGGCTGATGCGTCAAACTTCAGCACCCGAACTGCGGGAGATACAACTTTCATGCCCTTGGACATTCGCTTGTTCACACCCTCTAAATAAATCTTGGCGTTACCCAATTCTTTCAAGGTAGTCTTGTAGTTGATTTGTTGTTTCACGCAAAAATCTTTAAATTGCTTGGCCGCAATGAAGAGTTCTTTGGTATCTGGCTCGTAGCGTATGAGCAGCTCTCCACGGGGCTCGAGCATGGGCATAGACTGTAGGTTACTACGAGCATCGACCTCACCATTTACAACTAAAGCATTATTAATGTGAGCGTTAACAAACTCACCAAGGATTGTTACAGGTGTTGAGTTCGGCGCTTGGATTTCAAACCGCATCTCACCGAGCATGCCTTTAAGCCAGTCGTACACAGCTTTCATGTCGTAGTCGTGCAGTTCCAACTGAGAAGCAATCAAACCACCAGCTATGTTGCAAGCCGACACACCTGACCAAAAGCGCTCCTTCTGATTGAACTGAACTTCTCGGTCGAGCCGAGCCTGAATCTTACGCATCAGGGCTACTGCTTCTTCTAGGTTGTTAACCAACCACTGTATGTAGACCTCACCCGCATGCCCGAAGTTCTCGCGCAGTTGGTGGTCAAACATCTGCTTACCTACTTGCACATCAATGATGTTGTTAGGCTCAATCTTGTACTCAAGCAGACGCATGGACTCGCCATCGGGTGTGTTCTTTGCCACCCCTAACTTCTCATAAAAGCTGGCATTAGCTGAACATAGGGTAATCCCTTGCCACTTGGTATTGTTGACTCGCAGCGTGTTGGTCGAGCCGTTCATTTTGTTTTTGCCTCGGCCTTGGCTGATGCTGTACGCCAAGTCAGAGAACTCCATGCCACTCAGGTTAGTGATCTCATCAATCGTATTGGGCAGATTGTTCATTACGCCTAGCTGGTGCATCTTTGCGTTGAATGTATCCTTGTACATAGAGGTCAAGTCCTTGGGCTGACCATACACACTGTTACACATAAACAAGGCAGTCGACTTACCTGAGCCGGACTCGGGGTGAATCAAGTTAATGATTGCGCCTTCAAGACCTGTAAATTTTAACAGTGGTGAGCCGAACGCTGTGAGTGCGGCAAACGCATGGCCTTCTAACCCGGGCTTAGCGTACATGTTGAACGCTTCTTTCCACTTCTCCATCGTGCCTTTAACGATAAGTTTTTCGGCAACATCTTTCGTAGTGCTTGACGGCGGGCTATAAAACACTCCGTCTTTTGTAATCTCTCTATCGCCAAGGATGAACTTGCTGTCCCCCTCGACCCAACCAAATTGAGTTCTCATGGTCTCTGCCTTTTTAACGTACTGCAAATTTTTAATAAAAAACACAACAAATCTTGCGAGTAACTCATACTGTGCTTTGTGGGCTACGACGCCGTGGTGTGCTAACTGTTTGCGTAACTCATCAGGTGAGGAGATAGCCATCGTGGAGATGCTGAACTCTCGGACACCATCGTGTGGTAAATGCAAACGAAACAAAGCCACTTCGCCAATCTCAGGGTCGCGCATACGCTTGACCACATAGAAGTCGTGCTCATAAACAAGTTTGGGCTCGGCTTCGTCATCTTCGCTCTCTGGGCGAATGTAGACTCCACCTTTCTTACCCCGGAAAAACGGAAATGGGTACTCTGGAATGTGCTGTATCTCAACCTCACCGTCTTTATCTTCGACGGCATATTCGTTATCTTCTGCATCGGCTTCTTCAATTTCAACACCGAGCATGATGGGCGATTTAATTTTGCCTCTATGGATGCAACCCTCGCAACCTTGCGGATTGAGTTTTGCAAATGTCGCGCAGTGATGCGGGCCACCTTTGCTACGTAGATTGTTAACCTTGTTGTCAACTTCCACGGCATCGTAGCTCTCATGCTGATTCGACAGTTTATGTGCGGCCTTGTCTCCATCTACGCAGAAAGCTGCAATAGAAAGAGCGGATCTCCACAACGGTTCTTCAATGTCATTTTGGTTTTCAAAGCAGTGGTTAAGTTGGGCGCACCCACCTTCACCCTTCATCATGATCGTCTTAAACCGCTTGATCTTGTTACCCATGAGTGCTTCCATCATCGGGCTCATTGAGCGCGGAATGAAATCAGGTACATCGTCTTTTGGTTCAGGCGCACCAAGCAAGTCTTTGACTTCCTTGTATGTCATGCGAGGCGTCAGTTCATTTAAGACTGTTACCTCTTTGGGCTCTTCTTGCTTGAAGTTGAATGTGCCCGGGATGCGCAGGATACGTGAAGCCTCAAAGACTGAGGAGTCCACAATCAACCCTTGCTCAACGCACAACTCACGAAGCCGATTGGCTAGTGGCTCCCACTCTCGGCGGGTCACTGTTTCTTCTAGTAGCCAGTACGCATGTATGCCGTAACCAGAACTTACTAGTATTGGCCTTGGTAAGCCGACCGCAATGCAGAACTTCTTGAACTCGTCGAGTCCCGTTTGCTGATCGAGATAGCCTTTGATAATGCCTTTTTTGTCGGGTACACCTTTGGTTGGGCCACAGTCAATGTCCATCCACAGAGCACGGAAGTATTTAGCATTTTCATGGGTGCGGTTGTCTAACGAGCCGTACTTGGCGCATCCAAAGAATACGTCAATCTTTCGTGAAACAAATCGCTGCGCTAGCTCTTCAACCTCTTCCTTAGTATCTACAAAATTTTGGTCAGGATACTTACCAATCCCCATCACACAGTAGCGCCCTTCCGGTGGCAGTACCGTATTTAGCAGATCGAAAGATGACATGTTTTACTTTATTTGGATGGTGGCTTGGGTGCGGTTTATGTACTCGCTAATGGCTTCATCGTAGCTATGGTAGGGGACAGCATCCCCTTTAAACCAATTGTAGATAGTCATCCGAGTTACCCCGAAGACTCCTGCAACTTCGCTAACGCTAATGTTTGCGCGGATACAAATACGACCCAAAGCCACACCCAAAGACTTAATGCTTGCTTTTTTATTTGCAAACACCAAGCTTTGGCTGTAACCATAGGGCATATTAATCCTCGTCACTCCAAGCCTTCACCACAGAGTCAAGGTCTTTCTTAACTGTAGGTTTAGGTTCAGCTTTCTTTTCACGCTTAGTGGGCTCCTCAATAGGAGACTCAACTTTAGGCGCGGCGGCTTTAGGGGCTGGTGCTTCTAACTTAGCTTGCTTACCCGCCATGTCAGCTTGGTATGGTGTCATAACTACCATCTTCAGCACGTCAGGCTTCTTAGCTACTTCGCTAGTCACAGCGTATTGCGCTTTGTTAATGTAGCCAGTCGGCGTGAACAACACAGACTGGTTATCGTTCTCTTCGTTGAAACTGATCTGCGTAACAACGTAGTCCAAGCTCTTGCCGTTGTTGGACAAATACTTAGAGTAGTTTTCAAAGGTGTGAGTGTTTTCACCCGCGCCTTCACCAAACAATGACTTAGAAGCCAAGTTCATTTGATAGACTTCGCCTTCAAGTGAAGTACCGAAATCCTCTTTCAACACCATAGCGATACGGCGTGAGTAGCGGCAAGCCTTTGAGTTGCCCATGCCTGAACCCTTGATGTTCTGTTGGCAGTTGTCGCAACGCTCAGCTTGTGGGTTCTCAGCACCGGCATCAGGCGTGCGTCCGTCGTTAGAGAAGCAGTCGGGCGCAGTTGGCTCGGCATCGGGGCTCCATGCTTTTGCATAGAAGATACGACCCACGGCAGGGGATGCGTTAACGATGATGACGTCTAAGTTGCCCTTGACTTTACCCATCTCTTCGCCGCCGACTGTCTTACGGAAAATTCCGTTTTTGGGCACGATACGCTTAACGCCAGCTTTACCGGCAAGTTGTTTTGTAAGTGCGCTAACACCTGCAGTTTGCAGGAAGTCGGGCAAGTCTTCGTTGATGATTGTTAAATTTGTCATTTCATTTTTCCTAATTAAATCGCGATCCATTTGTACTCTACGTGGTTGTCAGTATGGTGCACATACTGTGTATCCAACTCTCCGTTACACCATGTAATGATGTGCCCAACATGTGGGGCTATCAATTTAAAAAACTTAATAGTCCCTTCCATGTCCGTACAGTTACCAATAGGCATGTGTACGTGCCCTGTGTTTTTTTCAAAGTCGTACCTGATGGATAAAACGGCACAACCAAAATCATAATCACTCATTTCATTTTTCCTTTGAACGTCTAACAACCACGGAATAAGAATTCTCCACATTGAGACCAAGTGGTAGAACTGTGGGATTCTCAGATAAAAACTCCTTCATGTTTGTTTGATGAAGTCTCTTCTCTAACAGGCCAAATGCACCATGCTCCTCTATGAAGTCGTACATTGAATCCCAATCGTTCGTCCAGTACCGTGACTTTACCGAGCGAATGATTGTGCCGTGTGGGGTGCGAATGCTGTCTGCATTCATGTCTTTGCATACATCGAGCATCTGTGCTTCTAACACTTCCATCTGCTCTTTGAGGTCGTTGTCTTCAGCTTCAAACATGCGCTTGTTGTCGGCACGCTTGTCTCTGATCTTGATATAGATTGTGGTCAACTTGTCCAAATCCATGGGGGTGACTCTATCCTTGACTTCTTCGTCCATCTAATTCTCCTAATGGTTAAGTGTGTGACAGTAGCAGTTCACATGAAGCAGTGTTTCGTCCAACGAAATGAAAGGAGCCAATGTATCGGCGCTAACCCGATACCCACTACTGCCACACAAATATAATTCTACTCTAACTTTTTACATTGTCAAGAGTTTCCGAAGAAATTTCTTGCTTGTACAGATCAATTACTTTTTGGTGATTGTTGATGTTGCCCTGAAGCATTGTGTACATCTTGGCCTCAATGGGGCTACCCTTGATGTGCACCACAGTCATGTTGTTGACTTGCCCGGGGCGGTCGATACGTGCGTTGGCTTGCAAGTACGTTTCAACACTTGTACATGGAGCATACCAAATGATTGTGTTAGCGGCAGTTAGAGTTAACCCGTGTGAGGCCGCTTTCGGTTGGATGATTAATACTTTTGGTTCAGCTTGCTCTTGAAACTGCTTGACAATATCTGAGCGTCTGTTTACAGGAACCGAGCCGTTAATCACGTCGCATGTGATGTTGTGTTTTAACAAATGCTTCTCGAGTAATTCAATCGTATGCGTAAACGGAACGAACACAAGCACCTTGTGGCTTGACTCTTCGATCACCTCTTGCACCACGTTGAGCCTACTACTCACATCGAACTCAACCACTTCGCCCGTATCCGTATACACCGCACCTCCAGCTATTTGCAAGAGTTTGTTAATTTGTACGGCAGCGTTAACGGCTGATACTTCTTCTCCAGCAGCCTCAATGAGCATCTGCTTCTTCAGTATGTTGTAGAACTTTATCTGCTGCGGTGTTAATGGTGCATCTCGCTCAACGAACGTAACAGGCGGCAGATCAAGGCAGTCGGCTTTCTCGAACCGAATGGCGGGCTGGAGCGCTTTATGTACGATTAGTTGTGCAGTTGGTTTGGGTATCCACTTGTACATAGTGAGCTTCATCATCACTGTGTCTCGGAACTGACCAAAGAAAGGTGATACGCCCTTGGGGTTCACAAGCTTTGCCAATCCGTAAGCATCCACAGGCGACTGTGCGGCAGGCGTACCAGTCAACATCCACAGACCCTTGATAACTTTTGTTAGGTCTCGTAGGTCTTTCCAACGCTCAGTCTGTGCGTTCTTATAAGCAGATGCCTCGTCCACTACGATGAGGTCAAACTCACCCGCCATGATTTCTTTCTTCACGATGCCAACACCATCAAAGTTAATGATGACGAACTCGGCACCGGCATTCACAATATCCTTACGCTTACGTGCGGCTCCATAAGCGACTGCTACGGTGCGGTGAATGGCAAACTTAAACAAGTCATTCTGCCAAGCCGACTTCATGATCGACAAAGGGCAGATCACTAACACACGCTTCACTAATCCAAGGGTCATGAGGTAGTCGACTGCCCAAATTACTGATGCTGTCTTACCTGTACCCTGCTCGTTGAAGCAGAACGCCTTGCGGTTTGTTGTAAGGAACTCTGCTGTTGTCTTCTGATGCTCGAACGGCGTGAACCCCGGGGGACGAGGCCACGTATACTCTGATAGGTTCATTTTTTCTTACGTTCCTTGGTGCTTACTTCTGACACTACTTTGTGGTTTGACGCACGTTTGAATGATCTGTTGGCTGATGGGGCTTGAAGTTTGACTCCGTTTTTGTTGGAGCCACCTTTAGATAGTGCCTTGATATGAGCAACATCTTTACCTTCGCGCACGTCAGCGCGTCCGTCGTTATTTTGGTCTGCATTCTTTTTATCTATACCTTCTCTAGCACGCTGACGCTCTAAGCGAGCTGTGCTTTCACCACGCTCGATCTGCTGCTGATATTCTTTTTTATATGGTCGGGGTTTGTTAACGTATGGCATAGTCAGTATCCTTTTCTATGTGCGAGCGATTAAGCTCTTCGCGGGTTAAGCCAAAGTCTTCGGGGGTAGCTTCCCATAAAGGCTTGCGCCCCTCATTTTCGATGACTCGGAGGGTTTTGCCAACTGCTATACATACTTCCATAAGCATGTCGGCTTTCTTCTCCATGAAAAGCGCTTCCATCTGCGCCCTAACCTCATCCCGCACTACAGTTCTGGCTACTTCCTTAACTCTGCGTTTAAGCTCGCCCTCAAGAATCAGGGCGGTGTCTACTTCGTCGTTTGGCAATTGTTGTGTCATGTTATTTACTTGAAAAGTTTTTAATATTAAAATACGCGTTAGCAGTTTTATGCCTTGGTCTCATCATCTTGTACCCGAGCGCTAACGCCGCGCAAATAAACTCGCCGTTGGCTATATATTGCTTCTTATCACGTTCTACCGCATGCTTTAGTGCGTAGCTACTGAAGTTTTTGTTTATAGTTTTGCGTCGGTCAAGGCCATCATGCTCAAGTAGCCACTCGGCGCAAAGGTTTACGGCATCCATGCGAATCTCACCTTCCCCACCAAAACCAAACTGAGTTAGGTCAGGGTAATTGATTTTTACTTCTGCGACTTTGTCTTCAAACTCATTAGCCATACTTTAGTTCCGGTTGTACTCACACTCCCGCACTGAGCAGAACTTGCACAGTGGGCCTTGGACGGGATTCCATACCCCGTTTTCTAATGCCGCTTCAATTCTTGCTACGTCTCGGGCGGCGGGCTCTATGTACTTTGGCATCATCTCTGAGTGATGGATAGCCCTCACGAATTCCTTGCTCACTACAAACAAGAGCGCTGACTTCACCCTCTTGACCTCCGGAAACTTGGCGAATAATCCACAAGCGACAAGATCGAGTTGCTTCACGTCCGCATATCTCGCACTCTTGCTCGTCTTGTAGTCTATGGAGTGTGCCGTTCCCGTAGTCCGATTGATAATCACCAAATCCGCTACCCCATGCCACCATACATTCGGAGCATCGAAGTCGCACGACTCTAAGTTCTTCGTCAACCCAAGTTTTACTTCGCATAACTTCTCTCCGGGGATGTCTTTTAAGACGTCTAGGGTAGCTTGCATATACGCAAACTGTTCAGGGATCGGCACTCCATCACGAATGTATTCCTCCGCCACAGTATGAGCTGTCTTTCCATACAGTGTTGCCTGTGTGTCCGGCTCAACAATGTCCTTGGCTATCTTGGTGTGGTAGTACTTCTTAGGGCACTGTTGAAATGTTTTCAGGCTACTGAATGACCAAACAATACTCATAACTTACCCTTTTTCTTTAATCGTATCTGCTAGGTACGTGATCGCATCGGCGATGCCATCAAGAGAAAATGCAATCCCATCCAAGGAATTACTTACTTGTTCCATACCCTCAAACGATTTTAAGCCGTGCGCTTCTATAGCCCCCATCGGAGTGCTTGCGTTGCCGTTACCCAACATGGAGGCGGCTCTTAAAATTGCGGCGGCAATTGCTTCTTCATCTAACATCATTTTGGTTCCTTTCATGATTCATCCCATATATCGTTAGGCCAAACTAGCACAGGGGTTTCAATCCCTAAGTAGCCGCCTTCGATGTTGTATTCAATAAACTCACGTGCGTCTTCGTGCGACATGCCGTCACGCTTCATGAGAATATCCCGTATCTTCTCCGCGTCATATACTAATACAGATACGTGCGTACTGTCACGCCAAATGTAGGCTGGCCCAATGATCGCTTCGTCATACCCGTCGTATTTAATCACGTGTTTTTGTCCTTGAGTTTGGCTTCAATGTCGGAAAACAACTCGTCCCATTCTTTTTGGGTCATTTGGTCTGCCTTCCAAAAACTATTTTTCTCCTCATCTGTCAGCCCCGTCCAAGGGCGCTCAATAATGTCATGCCCTGCTTGCGCATAGGCTTCGGCTCTCCACATAGAGGCTCGGTTCTTGTGGTACTCACAGTGTGGGCAGTCAGTCATCGCCTAGTACCCCTAACTTTTTTAGCGCAGCGCGTAACCCTAAAAGACCGCCGACTCGTTGGTCATTGATAAAGATTTGGGGCATCTGCCTAGCATCAGGGAACTCTTTGAGGAAGTTAGCAAGCCTGTCTCCAAGCTCAATGTCTACCTCGTTGTATGGGATGTTCTTAACTGTCAACAGTTGCTTTGCTGTTACGCAGTTAGGGCAATTCTCTCGTGTATAGATAGTAACGATCATAGTGGCGCATCCTCATGGTTATCGGGGTTGAACTTGGGTTGCTTAGTTCCCTTGTCCTTGGGGTTTGGAAATGGGGGGAAAGGCCAAGTCATGGCTTCTCCTTCAACACTGACTCTAACTTATCCAGTGCCTTATCCCAACTGTCGTAGTCGATGCTATTACCAAACGCTTTCATCACGGCTTTAGCCGCAGACTCAACACGTTCTAGCCTCTCCATACGCGCTCGCATCAGCCGATTCTCGGTTTCCAAGTCGGCAATGTTCAAATCCATTTCTCTTTCTTCGTCTGTCATAGGTCGTCTAGTCCTTTCTTTAACAACGCTTCAAAATCTTCGTCGGCTTTTATGTCTTGGTGTATTAGTTCCACAAACTGCATCAGACTGGCAAAGTCGCCGCGAACTTCAATTTCATCAATTGGCTTGTCTTCTTGGTCGTGTGGAATTAATCCCGCCAACATAGCAAACGAAATAACGGAGGCAAGCCGCGCCCTTGAAAATTCTTTAGCATGCTCCATAACTCTCTCCATACCCTGCTTCGCAGTTAAGGGGTAACTCCATGCCCCATGATGGTCGTGTGCGCATGCACATCTCAACGTATTCCAAAGCCGTTTCAACTTGCGCAGTCGGCACAATACAAGCGATGGCGTCATGCACAGTCATCACGACTCGGTACTTCTTCGCAACCATGAGCATCTGCTCACCGATCACAATTCGAGCCAAGGCTTGGCACACGTTCTCAATTACCTTGCCACCATAAATGCGTGTTGGGATAATTGCTTTGCCCTTCTTGGTGTCGTACACCAGCTCCGACTTACCTTCTTCGTTCTGAAGTATGCGCAAGTTGGGGTAGCGTAGGTACAAACTATTGGGAAGTAAAACACCGCTATTGCCTTCGATCTTCAGAATACCGCCTCGCCCAAGCGTTGTCTGCTGATTCTGTAATACTGCTTTGAGTGCTGACGCCGCAGATTTCCATAGCTCAGTAATTTTCGGGTACGTTGCGCGGTACGTGTCGATAATCCTCTTTGATTCATCCAACGTAATCGCCACATTAAAGTTTTTGAGTTGCGCCTGAAACTTCGCCGCGCCCATGCCGTATCCGCACCCAAGAATGGTGGTCTTTCCAACGAACCTTTCGTCTTTCGTAATCTGCGATACATCCTTGCCATAAATAGCAGATGCCATGATTTTGTATACATCTTCGCCCCTATCAAATGCGTCTACCAAGTCGTCTTGTTCCGCAAGCCATGCGAGCGTACGGGCTTCAATTTGTGATGAGTCTGAATCAATCATCATGTAGCCGTCCGGGGGAATGATTGCATGCTTCAGAGGTGAGTTGCGTTGTAGGTTTTGCAGATTTAATTTGTCGTCCCCGCCCCAACGACCAGTGTGTGCCGCATAGTAGCGTAGGGGTACAGGTAACGCGCCACGTTCAGAGATGCCAAGAAACCTTTCAGTCCTTGTCTCTTCTATCGTAGACTTAGTACCCAATCTCGCTGCCACTAAAGATTGAACCTGAGTATTCGGATGTTCAAGTAATGCCTTGAACTCTTCGTCTGTTTTAGAGAACGCATAGGTTTGTTTGCCGGTAGCGGGGCTGACCTTCATCGGTGGTGATACACCATAGCCTTCCAAGATGACCGCAAACTTTAAGTTGCTCATCAAATCTTCTTTGTCGAAGTTCTCGAGCAGTTCTTCCTTGCGTTGCTTCTCCCGCAACAAATGGTCTTTAATGAGATCACCATTCAACTGCAACACTGGCTCGGTGAACATGCGCACAGTCAAATCAATCAGGCGCAACTCAATAGCGGGGAAGCCAGCAGACATTGCGTTAAACAATTCCCACGTAAGAGTAACGTCATTTCTACAGTAATCGCCATAACGCTCTAACTGTTCGGGGCTGAAGTCCTGACGCCGCAGACCCATTGCATTTTCAACTTCTGTACCCTTCTCGCCAAGGCCGTAATAGTTTGACAGCACCTTCAAGCTACCGCCTACGTTAGTGCCATGCAAGGCTCTGCCCATAGATAAAGTATCAAGCCAACCTTTAGGGCTGATGCCGAATACCCACTTCAAAATTGCGCCATCGAACGGAGCGTTGTGCGCAAGGGCTAGGGAATTCCCCCAATCGAATCGGGTGAGGAACTGGTGCATGCTCTCCGCATCCCCGCTGAACCACTCGGGCTCACCATCGTTGACCTGTACGGCTACGCCAATAGTTTCGAACTCAGGGCTACGAACGTATTCCTCTGTGGTAACTTTTGTTAGGGAGAACTCACGAGAATAATATGTCTCGAAGTCGATCGTTAATATGTTCATGCAGGGTCTTTCAATAGTTTCATCATGCCTGTGGCAGTCTCTTTGTCTAAGCCTTTGGCTAGGGTCGTGCTTGTTCGCCCACCTTTTATGCCGTACTCCCACTTGTATATGCTGTACTTGCCGTAGCTTGACTTCATGCGGTACTCGATGAGTATCTGCCTGTTCTCATACGCTACATCGAATAACTTCTCAAGCCCGGGCAACAATTCTTTGAGTAGGTCGGCACGACTAATTGGCATAGCACTCCTCAATGATTCGCTCTAGGTAGGCATAGTTGTCTTCACGTATGATGAGCGAGTACCCACCAGATGCGTCAATCAGTTGCAGATTCTTTAGTTGTAGTGCGGTCGCTTGACCCTTACCCGCCTTGGCTTCAATCGCTACGAACTTGCCGTTGACGCAACACAGGAAGTCGGGCACACCGCTATTGCCGTAGCCAGTACCAATAGGCATAGCGTAGTAGATGTTGTGGGCTTTTAAGATAGCCTTGATCTTTGCCTTGACCTTGGCTTCAGGTGTCGTTGCCATAGATCATGCTCTTCCATACTGAGACCGAGGGCATGTGGTTGTGCGACTTGGTCGGTGTCGTGTAACCATTGTGGGCAATCCATCCGAGCGTACTCAGAGTGCGTACGCCTGACACCCATACGTTAGGGTGCAGTTCTTTGGGGCGGAATAAAAGTTTCTTGCCGCAGTATTCTCGGAACTCATCGCCAAGAACAACGGGCTTTGATACTAGCAACTCTTCTGCTAGCTCTAAGTAACGCTCAACAAACTCGGGGCTTGTTCTGTTTGCTTTTGACCAACACTTGTCAGCAAGGGCAAGTGCGCCATCCATACGTTCGCTCATCTGATACTCCAAAAGTTTTTCAAGTCTTGATTGTACCTGAAGTTTTTACTTTGTAAATAGTACAGACGTAAAAAAGCCACCCGAAGGTGGCTAGTGGTTTCCCTAACTGTTTCTAACAAATGTTAGGTGTCAGGCAGTCTTCTTGTTGTTCTCAACATTAAAGATTTCACGCTCAAGATACCATTGCGCTTTGCGCAAGTCTTGCAATTTGTTGCCTTTGTGGTCGGCACGTGTCAGATACTTCACCACGTTGCCGAGGTTGTAGCCGAGCTTCTTAGCTTCAATGAAGTCGATCGTCTCGATTCCACCTACTTTGTAATGAGCAGGGTGATTTACCGCGTCGGGCTTAGGCTCAAACATTTCGATCATGCGGTCTCCATCTGCTGACTGCATGCGTATCTTGGGGTTGACTAAAGGGGCGACTGAACTAAACAAACCCAACTGCTTCCAGTTAGATTTATCGGTCAGGGCTTTCTTCTTTTGCATGCCCCCGAGCTTCTTCGCTACCTTGGCTTTCTTCTTCGCAGTCCACATTACTGTGGCTACATACGCAGGGGTTACGCCTATCGCCTTGGCTACGTCTGCTGACTTAACTTTAGGGTTTGCCGCTACATACTCACGGATTTGTGCGGACTTGGTTACTTTTTTAATCATGATTTATTTCCTGTTTGGTTGTTAACGTACTCAGTAAGAACTTCTCTCATCTTGGCTTGCTTTGTATACGCAAAGTTTGTGTTGAAATAATCCATCACATCCTTTGGTAGACGCAAGCTCGTGCAGGACAGCGCGGGCTTCTTACCTAGCCCCCGCCCCTTGCGTTGTTGTTCCGGTTTTAGATTCTCGATTCCTGTCGTCATCTTTCAGTCTTTCATAGTATTGTTTAGGGAATGGGTCTTTCTTATCCAACAAACTTCTTAACCACTCAGCGCCACCAAAGTGATTAAGAATATGGAATTGCCTATCGCTTAGTCGTATCTGCCTTCCTATTAGGGGCTCAGGCGGCTTTGGTCTTGGCATCTAATAAACTCCTTCTGCTTACTCTGTTAGCCCAACATCTAGCACATGACCATCTGTGTGGGGACAATTCGATTCCCCCCTCGGGGGGTTTCATCTCTTCGCATTTATTGCATAGCTTGTACTTGTGTATGGGTTGTTTACTTCCAAGCTCAAGTTGTCGATTTACAAACCCATTCATTCTTCTAGTACCCCCTCTAAGATAAAACCAATCCTGTCGAGCATGTCGGCTCGGTCTCCGAACTGTTGTGGATTCCTAAGAACCCGATCAATATCAATCAACGCTAGGTAATACTCCTCACCTCTTAGCGCATGCTTGAGCTTGGTCTCATCTTGTGGATACGTAAACTCAAGTACGGCTTTCATATGCTGCTCCGTTCGTGATACGGATAAGCAAGCGAGCCTTACGGAATGTTCTGCGTATGTCAGTAGAAGCGGCACTTACCCACTTGAACTTAGGGTCGTTACACCCCCGTAGGGGGATAGCCTTTGAGCTATATTTAATTTCTTCTTTCATCTCATACTCCTTCGCTAACATTTGTTAGCTCATCGACCAACAAAACAAATATCTCACTCGATACCTTGCAACCTACATCGGTTAGATACTGCTCATCTTCCACAAGTTTAAGCATGCCCATCTTCATACGCATATCCAAGGGGAGCGTATTATCATCGTATAGGTCTACCTTGTCACCTATTTTTACTAGATACTTACCCGGGTCTTTGACTACTAGCGCAGTCTTATTGTCACTAAAGTCCTTCTGAACTCTCTCGATAGTCTGCATCTCAGTATCTAGTAGCACTACCTTTTCCATAGACGTAGTAACTTTGTGTTTGAGCGAGGGTATTGCTTCTATCTTTATATACTTCATGAACATATCATGCCCCTTGGTCTCAACCCACGCCAACATCTCATTCTTAACAAGGCTTTGGTGTTGAGTACGCTCACGCTCTTTGTTCCAGCTTGCCCGAGTCACTATACGTTCTGCCGCATCCTTAGCCTTGTTGATACGCTCGTTGGGGTTCATCTTGCCAAACATCTTCTTCGCCATGAGGATAGCTTTGTCGGCATCCTGAGTGCGGTATGAGTCCGAGCGTTGTCTACCCTTACCAATACGATCGTTACTGATAGCGATAACCTTTCCGCGCTGACCCATGTAGCTCACCCCGATAGTGCCTAGCTCTTCACCATCTAGCTTGACTGAGAACCCCATAGCTATTCGGTTGTTACCCGAACCATGACCACTGCTATTGATAACGAAAGTCCACAATGGATTCAATGAAGCCAGTCGGTTAACCACAGGGTCAAGCATGTCGTATACCGAAGACATTTTCATGCCTTCCTTATCCAAAGACTTCTGCAAGTCTTCACCAACAACTACGTTACTCAAACTCAATGTATTCATAGACATATTCAATTACTCCTAACAAATGTTATTACCACTCGAACTTACCCAAGATCGCATCGACCTTGGACTTAAGATTCTCACGAACCAACGGGCTATCCTTGACCTCTTCAATGTCAGCTCCGAGCATCGCTAACTCTACTTGCCTACGTGCATCCTCTAACTTGGGGTCGTTAGTAACATTTAGTTTTGTCAATAGCTCGCACAACTCCAATGGGTTGCTAATCAATGAGTCGTGATACCGCTTCTTCTCATCGCCTGAGCCTTCCAACTTCTTGGACATACCCAAGAGAACTTCGTGCAGCCGTTCCCATGGTGTGCGCATCGCATCGGCCAGCTTCTCCGAATACTGCACCTCGTATGCTGACTTCATCTCAGCTAAGTCATGCGCGGGAATGTCTAAGCGAAAGTCACCAGCCTCGGGCAAAGGCTTCACGCTACGTCTAAAGCTGAACTTAGTCCTAACTTCTGTTAGGTCAGGGTAGTCCTCTGCCTTGTACATAGAACCCAAGTTAACCTTCGCTTCCTCAACCAGTCGCTCGTACTCATCAAAGAAGTTATCGCACAACATGTTGAACGTACGCTCGTATCCATTCATGGTCTGCTTGTAGTCCATGAACAACTTGGTCGGCAACATGCGCTCACCCTTGTCAGCCCAAGGTAAGGTGTGCTGATTGTTGTAGAGACGAACCCTTGCGGCGAACTTCTCAATGTCTGCTCGTAGGCTTGTACCCGCAAACAGATTCTTCTTGGTCTGTGACGCATCTTTGTGTGCTGATGCGCTTGCATTGACTTGGCTCGTGATTTCACGATCGATCTTGGCGGCAGGCCAAACGCTGATGTTCAACTCTACTAATACTGCTGATGCACTAATACTCATTTCATTTCTCCTGTGGTTTTCCGGCTAATCTAGCCATTTGATAATGTGTGTCGCTCATAATCCTCATCCAAAGTGAGCTTCGTTCGGATACACGTGGTAGGTGTAAGTACTGTCCATTCCTTTCTCTTTGCGCACGTCATCACTCCACCACTTCTCTTCGTATACGTCGGCACTCTCTAAGCACTCGACCAACGCCATTGCTTTCTCTTTGGTCATCACTAACTTGCGATAGCCAATATCGACTACTACCATCTGATACCTCCTAACATTTGTTATGAACCACCACAATTTAATCCTTGACAAGAATCGTTTTGCCGTTGTCTGCAACACAATCGTTTCCTCCTACGATCGCCCACAGTACAGGCGCAGTCCAATCCCTGCCCCAATCGCTACCAACATACCCATCGGTGAGCATGATGACGCACTCGGGTACGATACGTTTCTCTTTCAGATACTCTGATACACATGAGGGAGACGTACCTCCACCACCTCTAGGTTTAGTAGAGTTGATAATGTCACCAACCATGCTCTCAGTGTACTCCTCGTGTGCGGCTACTCGGCTATCCCAATAGATCAAGTCCACTTGGCTCGGCTTAACTTCTTCTGCGATACCCTTAACTTCTGTTAGGAATCCAGACAGCTCCTCTTGACCTACTGACCCTGACGTATCCACAGCGATAACCATGTGCCCAACCTTCTCACCGATCAAGCTAGGCATGTAAACGCCAGTAGATAAGAACCTACGATTAACCTTGCGCCATGACGATGTATCTTTTGCGCTACACGTAGACTTCACGAACTCACGCAACATTTCACGCCAGTCGACCTTGGGTTCGAGCAACTCGAGCAAGTCCCGATCTAAGTCCCCTGCACCAGTTCCCGCGATCTTCTGATGCGCCATTACACCTTGCCGAATAGCCTGACCTATCTCACGCTCGCCAACCTTCGTC